TGGCGTAAAGATTCTACGTGTAGAAAATGATGGCAAGGGTGGTGACAACTACTACCATCGGTCTAAGAAGAGAGTATCCATTGCTACTGCGAACGTAGAGACAGATCGTTTCCGCAAGCTAATCGAAATTGCGAAACAATACTGTCAGTCGGAACGATGGTATGACTACGAAGAGATACGATTGAAGGCGCAACCTTCTTATAATGATGAGGTACATGGGGTTCCTTATTATAATCAGGAAGACGTTGACTTCTCTTACCTCGACATCCTTGTTGGTGCGCTGGTCAATGAGCAACTCACCTTGAAGGAGATGTCCAAGGCGATACGCAATCGGATACACATCATCGACACTGAGGCTAATGATAGCGGCGGGTTTCTTTACAGTACCAACAAGCGGCCCACTGACATTCATTTAGCCAACGCAAAGAAAGCCATCAAGGGCATAGGGAAACATTTTAATTACATCTTAATGAATGAGCTTGATGAGACTACGCAACTAAAACTATGGCTGACCATAGCCTAATCAAAAAGGAACCCGAAATGAAGACTGCAATATTTATATATGATCGATCTGGAATTATGGCACAGCCTTGGTTAAATAAGGGCTATCAGTGCGTGTTGATTGATGGGCAACATGAGGATGGTATACATGTTGATCCTGACAACCCCATGCTGGTCCGATGGGGCATGTGGATTGATGCTTGGAATGAATCCACCATGGTTCTGATAACTAAGATAGAGGAAAATTTTTCTAACATAAAATTAGTGTTTGGTTTTCCTGAGTGTACTCACTTGGCTGTATCAGGGGCGAAACACTTCAAAAAGAAATTAGAATCTGACCCTGACATACAAAACAAAGCACTGGCTAACGCCCTTCTCATTAAGAACATTGGATCTTATTTTGATTGCCCTTGGGCTTTCGAGAATCCAGTGTCTATTATCAGCACCCTATACCGCAAGCCTGACTTCTACTTCCACCCTTATGATTACGGTGGTTGGATCGAAGAAGAGAATGCTATGCATCCTTGCTACCCAAAACACATAGCACCACGCGATGCCTACCCTAAGAAGACAGGCATCTGGTGTGGCAATGGCTTTAAAAAACCATCATCTTTACCTGTCGTCCCTGAGAATGGATGGTCAAGACAACAAAACATGCTGGGAGGTAAGTCACTCAAGACTAAGAACATAAGGTCTGCCACGCCTAGAGGATTTGCGATAGCTGTTGGCGCTACAATGGCTGACCATAGCTTAGAAATCCTGGAGAACTTTACATGAAAGATAAAAAAGAAACACGGGGTGGGTTGAGGTGGAACTCAGCCACTTTGCATCAAGCCCGCAAGCCATTGGATCACATATGCGCATGGTGCAATGATTCATTCACTAGCACGGGCAACAAATGGAAAGGTGAGCGGTACTGTTCTGACCATCATCGGATCAACATGTTCAATCTAAAGCAGGCCATCGATAACAAGAAAAGAGTGACCAAGAGAATGCGCAAGCGTCATACATTCAGGCCGGAGGTGTGGAGGGCGTAGCGCCCTCATCATCCTCATCCTCATCATCCTCCTCATCATCATCGATGTCCTCGTTCTGCTCCCACTCAGCCTCCTCTTGCCAACGTGGGTCAATGTCATCCTCCTCACCTTCACCATCTACCTCCCCATCCACCTCACCATCCACCTCATCATCAACCTCCGCAACATCCTCGATCTCTTCGAGCTCTTCGATTTCCTCCGCCTGGATTTCGATTGTTTCTGTTCTGACTAACTCATGCTTTTCGATGAGAGCTCTGAGTCTTGCCTCGACTTCGCCTCGGTCCATCTGGTCAATCCTCCCTGTCTTGATCTCTTTCCTATCGACCATCAAGCCTGCCAGCTTTGCTCTGCCCATCTCTGCCTGCACAGCCGGGCCATACGCACCATCCTCCAGGGCTGCATCCCTGATCATCTGCAGATCTCTTGATACCTTATCAAAAGTAATCCCATACTTGAGTTGTTTGGATTCTGTCAGTTCTGCGATCCGGTCTTGCACATGTCTGAACTGCACCCCATGCAGCATGGTTGATGCGCTCACGCTTGGGCTTTTGTACCCGGCTCGTATGGCGCACTCCTTCTTGGTGAGGTCATGGTAGACAAACAGTTGCACGAACTTCTCCTGCTTTTCAGACAATCTCTTTCGCCTGGACAGACCTCGCTTTGCGAATTGCTCAGGTTCTAACAACATATTTTGATTCTTCTTCTCATTCACTTCACTCACTTACATTCTCCAATCTGACTTTTGCTTTCTTTTTTTTCTCCCCCCCACCCTAAAGGAGTTGGTAGAGAATATGTATATATAGTTCTCTCCCTTTAGGGAGTGACCCTACTGACCCTATGACCCTACCTATTTTTAAAGGGCTGCAGAGCATGGGTCAGCGAAGGTGGGGCGGGTCAACGCTGACCCTACTGACCCTACCCCTAAACCCTTGATATCGTTGAACTTTATTTTCAAAACAGGGGGTATGGGTCAATTTGAAATCAGCCCCGACTGACCCTACCTCTTGCCTCGAAATCACTTTAACTTTACCTTGTAAGTATTTTCCATAGTCTTCACCTCCATCTGTAACTGACTAGCCAGCACCTCTTTATGAATTCTGCAACGGCTGCAACACCTCTCCCTTTATAGACGTATAGGGGGACGGTTGAGTCTATACGTCTATAACAGAGGTACTGTTGCAGGTGTTGCAGAATCTATGTCCATGCTTGCCACCTCTTGTGCTTGCCACCTCTTATGCTTGTTGTTACTATTGATCTTGATCCTATGTACTCCTGTTAAGGTCTGCCAGGGACACCAGGTTTTTTATATCCCCTTTTCCCCTGTTGCTTCTGGCTGGGATCTTGCTCTGAGAGGGCGTGTTTTAATTCCTTTTTTCACCCCTCTCCGGGCAACTTTTATCACCTTCAAAGCCCTTGCGGATGCCGCCGATCCCGCCGAAAAGATCGATGTGCTCTTCATCCTCATCGTCATCCTCATCGTCATCCTCATCCGGTTCATCGTGTTCATCCTCTTTCTCTATGCCGTTTTCTATTAGCGCAACGATACGTTCAAGTGAGCTTGCTATACGCTCCGTTGTGTCAAGCAGCCTGGCTACCACTGTCTCGACATCTATATCGTCAGCCCATCTCTCTGGTATATCGTTCATCACCGATACCCATCCTCATCTGTCTTGGGCAGGAACCTACCCCTGGAATCCCTTGGCTGCTTGTCCATTTTATCTTTTAAAGATTTGCATAATACCAATCCTCCAACTTTGACATTATCTTTTTCATTAATAAAATCTTGAAAATCATCATCATCTTCCGGCCAAAATTCTGGGTGATCTTTAACCTTGCAAGGCTGCCAAATTTCCTCAAGCTTTGAATCATAATAATAAGGCTTATCATCTTGATTCATGACATCTTCCCTGATCCAACGAAAAACCCACAATTTACTGAAGTCTGGGAAGGGCGGCGGATCACGGTCTACCTGCAGCATCTTCCATCGAGCCCTCGCTTCTGTCACCACATTCCGATCAAGACCCTTGATCTTTCTGACAAAATCAAACCCCTGTCTGTTACGCCGAAATGTTTCATACATTCCTGCCGCCCAGTTTTTAAAGTGTGTCATCATACTCATCATACTCATTGATCCTCTTGGTCTTTCTTTTATTAACCTTATGCAGATGCCTCAAACATTAATTTATTCTGCAGGGGATGCGTGTCTACCCTGGGGCGGCTGGAGGTATCCCAACTCCGGCCCTTCACCTCATGTACTAACTTCCAATTGGCAGCTGTCAGACTTGATCCGGTTTCAGTATCAAGGATGTAAGTGATAAGTCGCCTGTAGCCCAATGCTTTTGCAGCTCTCCAGCTTGCTCCATACAACATGGAACAAGCGTTGTTTGTGCCTTTTGTGCAGCACCGATTAACTTCCAGGGTGTAGCCATCATCTAACCCTCGAGCGACAGGTCGCCCGACGATTGCTACTCCAACAATCT